CAGAAGCCATGCGCATTGCTGCAAACGGCAACTTATTGGTTGGGACTACTTCTTTTGGCAGCAACGTAGGGGTTCAAGCTAGAGGTTCTTCGGGAGGCGCAACTGATGAGCCTTTGGCGACTTCGGTTGGAGGCACTGGATCAATAGTTCAAATTGGTTTCTTCAACCCCAATGGCCGCGTTGGGTATGTGGCAACAAGTGGAACATCCACATCATACAGCACCTCTTCAGACCAACGCCTCAAGGACAACATTGTAGACGCGCCTTCTGCTTCTGACGACATCGACGCTATTCAAGTCAGATCATTTGACTGGAAGGCTGACGGCTCACATCAGAAGTACGGCATGGTGGCTCAGGAGCTACAAGGCGTTGCACCTGAAGCAGTCACTGGAGACGCTGACTCAGACGAAATGATGGGCGTGGACTACTCAAAGCTAGTACCTATGCTTGTAAAAGAAATTCAATCACTACGCGGTCGCGTACAACAACTGGAGAATAACTAATGGCTACATGGACTATCGCAACTTTAGAACGAGACTTACAGGGCGACCTAGCGGGAGGCGTTATTGTTGCCCACTGGCGAGTTATTGAAACTGAAACAGTGGGTGAGGATACATACACTGCTTCATCCTATGGAACCTGTGGATTCACCCCAGACCCCTCCTCCCCTGACTACATCGCTTATGATGACCTGACTGAAGCTGACGTGATTGGCTGGTGTCAGGGTGAGTTAGACGTTGAGGCTATTGAATCTGCCTTGACTGCTAACATCAACGAACAGAAGAACCCTACAACTGCTGATGGTGTGCCGTGGTGAGTGATAGAGCAGAGCAAGCACTAGAGAAGATCGCCAAGCATGAGCAAGAATGCGCCCATCGGTGGGGAGAGTGTGTCGTGGAGCTTCGAGAGCTTCGCAAGGCCACTGACTCTCACGCAAAACGCTGGGAAAAGCTGGCTTGGCTGGTTGTTGCTTCTGCTGTTACGGGACTCTGTACTATCTTCGTGAACCATATCCAATGATTGCGGAGATCTCAGCAATTATAGCTGGGGTTAACGCTGCAACGTCGGCGATAAAGTCCGTGGCTGAATCCACGAATGATATCCAGAGCATTGCCGGCTTCGTCTCGTCGTTAGGAAGTGCGCAAGTGCAACTACAACGTGCCCAGAACGAAGGCAAGTTGAACGAGAAAGATGTGATCGCGGCTGCGCTGGCTAAAAAGCAGATAGACGAGACAATGAAGGAGATAAAAGACCTGTTCACCATCTCTGGCAACGGGCATCTCTATTCTGAGTGTATGCAGCAAATGGCCGATGCTAGGAAGGCCGAGCAGTTAAGGCTGGCGAGAGAGGCGGCTAGAAAGAAGGCGTTTTGGAAGCAGGCCAAGGAATACGCCATAGCTGCATTCTTTATCTTGATATTTCTTCCTATAGCACTGGGAGGCTTGCTGGCGTACCTGACGCGCAGATGACTCACATTGTTTGCGTTCTCTGGGTGACGAAGTAAACTAAGCGTTCACCAACGGAGAATCAAATGATAACTATTGATGGAATCGAATACACAGAAGAGGATTTGAGTGAGTCTGGCCGACTGCTTGCTAATCGGATTTTCAGTCAGCGAGAAAGGCTGATCCAGCTAAAAATAGAGCTTCAAGAGTTAGAGCATTTGATTATGTTTCACGCTCAACAAATCAAAGCTGAGATGACGGAAGAGCCAGAGTCAACAGAGGCTCAAGTTATCGAAGACTGAACCTCTCGATTCGATAGTGGCAGACAGGTTCCATGTCCTGACTGTCTGCTCTATCAGCCCTACCTCCCCATCCCACGGAGTCTGGTGGCTCAGAAAGATCTAGCGTACCAATAGATCCGCAAGACCACTGAACAATCAACAGCACCTTCTTCCCGGTAGTATCGGCAAGGTTCTTGGCATCACTCACTTTGTGAGCGCTAAGGATATAGGTTTGAAACCTACCATACGGGTGAGTGCGTATCTTTATCTCGCCAAACCCACGAACCTGACTCCCTGAGACAAAGGTATAGTCTATTGGATACATCTTTGGGTTGGCCTTTGCCTCTAGCCCCCATGCACTAGCTACTCGGTGAGCAAGCCTTTGTTCGCCATCCCTATCCTTTTGCGTCTCATATATAGGTCGCATCAAGATAGACTGGTCGGAGTGGGCCAAGATGTTCGCTTGGTCAGTAGCATTACTTTGTGTCGTGTAACACCTAGCTGATCCGCCATCCACCGGGTCGTCTTACCCTCTCTCTGCCATTCGTATATTTGACGTTTAGTCTCTTCACTGAACGGCGCTATCACTAAAGCTAGAACCTCAGAGATGTATCTTTCTCTAAGGTTCTGTTGGCACAATATAGCTTGATAAAACAAATCTACCGGCGCTCCTTGTAGCTCGTATGCCTTTCGTGGCAAGTCTTGCATCGCCTAGTAACCCCTTTAGTCAATTCCTTGTTCTCGAATAGCCCCTTGCAGTTCATGCAAGTGTTCATATCACGAGGCACACCAAACGGAATTTGCGTGATCTGGCCGCCTTCTTCAAGAAATTTCTTTACGGCTTCGTTCATCGTTCCCCCTGCGCTACTGCTAATCCAACCCTTGCCAGACGGACATTCATCGGGCAGTCATCGGGGAGTGAATTATTCACCCTTTCAACTAACTCGCTGACCCAAGAGGGGATTCCTTCAGGCCGCTTCACGGCCTTGCCTTGATATTCAACCCCGTGGATATGCTCTAGGAGCCGAGTGGCTAAAGTTTCGTTTTGCGATGTTACGTTGGTTTTCCCCTCTCCCGCTTCGGTCTTGCTGCTAGAAAGTTGGTTTAGCTTCTTCCTAATGTCAGCTGGTGAAGGGAAAGTAGACTGCTGTTCTGTCAATTGACCAAGCGCCTCGGTCATAAGCGCAACGCTTTCCCTTGAAAATGCTTGGTAGTGTACCTTTCCAAGCTCTGACCAATCCCGACGCTTAAATGGGTGCAGAGCAAACCACTGTTCATAAAGTGCTGTGAATTCGTGCTTATCCATATTTTTCCCCTAATTGGTAGGATATTTCGAGCCGTGAAATATCCTATTTAAGTGCGGCAGTTGATCGCTTTGGCGGTGAATGTTGCGGGCCGCAAGCAAGCGATCTATTTCTCATGCCCTGACGGGAGGCTGATGCTGCCGCTCACCTACCTGAATCACCCGCTCGGCAATGTTACATCAAAATGGAATATCGTCCTTGTAGTCCTCCTGCTGGGGAAGTTCAGATTTGAACGCTGGCTGATTGCTCTGCGGTCGAGATTGAGGCAATTGTAGCTTCCCGTTGAGCGTGGGTGCTTTAGGGTTATCGCTGTCATTCTTCCACAACGCCACGTCGTATTCAGTGCCGTTGATGGTGGCTTTGCCTTTCAAGATTGGAGCTTTGGCATTGGTGCCGTCACTTTTCCACAGGCTGATTTTCAGTTCGTTATCGTAGCTCATGCTTTTTTCCTCATTACACGTTGATTTCTGCCGCTTCTACCTTTCCGCTTTTCGCCCGTATATTCTATGAATCCTTTTTCGTGAAGCGCCTTAAACCTCGCCGTCACAGTGCTGTAGGCATACATCGGAAGAGTTCGCAAAACATCATCTTGGATGCACCCGTTTTTTCCTAGCGTGTTTATCGTTTCCAAAACTATAGATTCCATTTCGGTTGCTTTTACGGCATGTGCTGCCTCGACAGACGTATCCGGCGAATCTTTACGATGCAACTTATAAGCTGGAGTATCTTTCATTTCTCGCTCTCCACTTTTCTGATTGCTGAACGGATGTTGCTTGGAAGCTCTGCCCACACCGCTAGCTTCATATCACTGTCACTGCGAAGCTCGTCAAGCAGTTCTTTCATGCCTGCGTGATCCTCGGCGGTAGTGGCTTCCGTGAGGAGGGAAATATAACTTGCTCGTTTTCCCTCATCGACCTTGATGCCCTCTTCTTGGATAACAGTCTTCGTGACTGACTGAGGCTTTCGCCCGGTAGTGTTCTTTACGGCAGAGTTTCCATCATCGTCCTCGTCTGCCGCGATCCCACAAGCCATTGAGAGAGAGATGCGTTTTGCGTAAGTAGTTGCGCTGGCGTAGCCATGGGCGCTTGGCTTGTCAATCGGCATCACTACTGCGCCGGTGGATAGCTCCTCACCGTGTCCGTAGAAAACAGTTTCTACAGCTATCCCATGCTCCATCGGGATAGACTTCTGGATGTACGCTATTCCGTTCGCATTTAGTGCGGGTTTAACCGCGTCGATCACACTCTTGAGCGAGGCGAACTTGCTCTTAAAGTGTGGGTTGGTCTGGTCAAATGCCGCGTGGGACATCTGTGACTGCGCCTTTACTAAGGCGCTAATTAGCGTTGGTTCTAATGCCATTCATCAATTCCTTCAGTTGGTTTTGCATAAACTCGAACCTCTCATGAGATCCAAGCGGTAGTTCACAGTCCTCGATGGCGTTACGCACATCGTCTACTGTTTGAGAGAGGGGCTTATCATCCTTTTCATCCATTTTGCTTCTCCGTTATACATCCAATTTGATAGCCGCGACTGTAGATGAACCACTGCCCGGCATCATTACCATCCAATATGTCAGCTTTGACATACTTTCCGTCTTGGTGCTGTCGAATCTCCCAATGGAAGTTCTCAGCCCACCAAACCTGCAATTCTGCCATGTCTTCACGGCTTTCACTGACCAGTCCATTATCGAAGGACTGATAGGAGTCCATCCCGTACCAATGCAGATTAAAGTTCACGTCATTGTTTCTGGGCTTATCAAGATCGCAGTGCTGGCAGAGAATGAAGCTCTTACCAACATCTCGGAAGTCCACCATGTCTGCGTTGCAGGTTGGGCAAGTGGTTTGGTCGATGTCATCACCCCAAAGCCTCTGAAACTCTGGATCAGATTCGATTGGTCTATCAGGTATGTTCGTCATTCATACTCCTCCAACAATACATCTCGACCTAAATCTAAAGACTCACGGATCATCCTTTCTTCTACGGGGTTTCGGATATTTAGCGAAGACCATTCCCACGGCCCTCCATTCACGTTAACTGGTTTGCAGCCCACCATATTGCTTCCAAAAGGATATGCTTTGTAAGGGGAATCCCGTCGTGCTCTCGAAGGGGTCTTTGGTCTTAAAGGAGTCTTTGCTTTTGGATGCGCTGCCGGGCGAGGCTGATGCTGTTCAATTAAAACATTGTTTGCGCCTATTTTTAGCCTCATCTCTCCTTTGTCTTGATAAATAGAGAGAGGTGATCCTTTCTTTTGCCCGACCAAAGCTAAGTCGCTCAACGCTTCTGCTGCTTTGGCTTGTTCTTTTAGTGTTGCCCCGGTTTGTTCAGCGGTAGATAAAACCATCTTCAAAGACTTCATAATTCTTAAAGTTATGTAGTTTTCATGCTCCGCAGGTTTTTCGTGAGATCCTAAGCATATATTCGCAAAACCTTTCATGGCAGAGATACCTAGCCAATCTTCGTTGTTGATCCAATAGTGTCTTATAACCGCTGACTGATCTGGAGCTTTCCGCTCAAGTTCGTATTCCACGCCACAAACCTGACAGGTTCCAGATTCGTATTCGTTTAACATCGAATATCCTTGCCTTTCCTCTTTGTTCTTGAAGCTATAGTAAACTACTGGTGTATCCATGCAAGCACTAATGCAAACTTTTTTTGTGTTATTGTTCTTGCAAACTCTGGGTGTATCTGTATGGTGAACGGTATGGAAACAGAAGCATTCAAAAGAGTCGTTGAGATTGTTGGGTCAAAGGCTGAGATCGCCCGACAGTGTGGGGTCAGTGGACAACATATTCAGAAATGGAAAAGCAGGGTTCCTGCGATCCATGTGGTAAAGTTGGAAAAGTTGACAGGTGGAGCGGTTCGACGCGAAGAATTGCGACCAGATGTTTTCTACGATTAGCGGTCAGTCCCTCATCCCTCATCCCCTCCCCTGTTGTGGGGGGCTGGCCCTTTTACAGACCAAGGCACTTTCCTGCCTGTTAGCTCGCCCCGTCCGAGTGGTCGAAGACGGGACTAATTATGCTCCACTATCGTGGCAGAGGCTTGTACGCAAAAGCGTACGGGTGCGGGTGGTTGACCCGTTGAGCAGAACGACCAAAGACAATTTGATAGAAGCTGGGCGCATTAGTGGGAGCGCCAAACTGAACATCCGTAAATGGTGACAAAAACCTCCCCCTCTGTTTTAAGATAGATTGGGGAGTGGGTCAGGTCTGGGGCAGCCTCCATATACCGGAAAATGCTTGGATGAAAATGCAGCCTATTGATACAGACTAAATCTAGTGAGGGTCACCTAACCCCACTAAATGTCACCTTATGTCTAAACGAAAGAGGGAGAGAGTCATGGATAGAATGGATGCAATACTAACCAAACTAAGTGAACGCATACACGATTGGGAGGCGGCGAGTGTTGATGCAATAGAGGCAGAGACGACGTTCAAATCTTTTGAGGCTGCCATGCAGAAAGCTCACATGGATTCAGGTAGTAGTGCTGCGAAAGCGCAAACAGAAACCAGATCAAGCCCAGATTGGGCTGGATATTACAAAGTAGTGCAGTTGGCTAACCTAAAGGCAGAGAAGATTAAAAAGCAGATCATGCTCGGTCAGTTGATGTTCGACGCAGAGCGCACTAAGCAAGCCAATCAACGTCGAATTGTCTGATGGCTAAGAAACAAACCTCTGCAACGCTTCGCGCCAAGGCATTGAAGACGCTACAGAAACTTGCAAGAATCGGCGCGGCTGACGACAATGGGTACTGCCAGTGCGTTTCGTGTGGAAAGCTAGACCACTACAAGAACATGGACGGCGGACACTTTATTCCAAAGGGATCATCGAGCCGGTGGGCATTAGATGAGCAAAACGTCCACCCGCAGTGCAAAGGGTGTAATGGCTTCGGCATGAAGCATGGCAGCGCAGAGGCGCAGTACACGATCTGGATGTTGGATTGGTATGGGAAGGACGCAGTGGAGTATATGCTGGCGACCAAGAAAGACCCCGTGAAGTATTACGCTGCCGACTATCGTGAAATGATAGAAGACTGGGGCCAACAGATCATGGCCCATGAAAGGCGCATTGGGGAGCGCGGCAGATGAGATCCCCACGGGCTATTGCGCAAGACATGGTGAAAGCTATGGACGCAGCAGCCAAAAAGGTCTG